GCCGTTATTTCAGGTGCTGACAATGGCTCTTTTCTAAGCCATCCGAGGTGCTAACATTTTGGAGACCTTTTGCGCAATTCCTATTTTACCGAAAACATACAGTGGTGAACGAGTTGATTTTAACAGGCAGCGCGGACGGATTATAGAAGTATATTTTTATTCCGACATGCAAATTGGCAATAGTACATTCAAGCTACAGGAGACATATGGCAATGGATATTTAACATATCAGCTTTTTGACAGTAATGGTAATGAGGTCGACATCACACAATACTCTCAGACGGCATCACTTGCGCCAGTTTCTTGGCAAGGAAATTTTATGCTCGCTGTGACAATGATGTTCACCAAAAGCGCCAAATTCTATGGGCGCGGAAAGAGTTTGTTTGAAGGCAAGTGTGATATGTACGATGCACTTGACGAGGATATCAGCCAATGGACTGATGCAGTTCGAAATGGTCGCGTTATGACATATATACCTGAAGATTTAATCCCGGTTAATCCTGCAACCGGAGAAAAGATTCCACCAAATCCGTTTGATAACCGTTTTATTGCTACGCGAGGTGGAGTGGATGAATCGGGAAGCAAAATACAATGTGAACAGGCACAAATAAATTCTGACGAATTCCAGTCAAAGTATGTTGTTGACCTTGACTTGTGCTTGCAAGGTGTATTGAGTCCTGCAACCCTAGGTATTGACCTCTCAAAAAAGGATAATGCCGATGCTCAGCGTGAAAAAGAAAAAGTGACCATGTATTCTCGCGGACAACGCATTGATGTACTGCAAAAAGCGCTGCCAAAACTTATTGATTTGGTACTTAAAAGCGACGACCTTAATAACAAACGGGCAACTCAGGATTATCCATGTTCCGCCGGTTGGGGCGAGTATGCTGCACCGGGCTTTGACGCGGTGATTGCCACTGTAGCACAAGCCCGAACAGCTAACGTTATGTCAATTGAGCGTGCAGTAGAAGAAATGTATGGTGAAACCATGAGCGATGAGGACAAAGCCACCGAGGTTGAACGCATCAAAAACGAAATTGGTGTTATTTCTAAGTCAGAGCCAAGTGCAGGAGAAATGACCGAAACTGGTGACGCTGCATGAAAGATGACTACAACCTCCAGTCAATATATGAAGCAATGGAAGATGAAATAATAGATAGTTACCGGCGCAATTTGGCAAAGCACACCGCCGAGGAAGCTGCTGCAGGCTTCCAGTGGCCTATGTGGCAGGCGTTAAAATTGCAAGATTTAAAAAGTTTTGATTCTGATGTTGCCGGATTGCTTAAAAAATATGGAAAACAATCAGACGCCGCTGTGGAGCAGGAAATCAAAAACAGTTTTTCAGATGGCACTGTCAATGCTGACAGGCTGCTCAAGGACATTGATGTCGATATAAGTAAAATCGGTGACGGGAGCTTTTTCAAGGCTAATGAACGGCAAACTGCCGCTCTGCAGTCCGCGATCAGCAATGATTTATCAGATGCAAAGCAGGCTGTTTTACGCATGTCAAATGATGTATTCAGACAAACAATTTATAAGGCGCAGACTTTTTACACACAAGGGGTATCGACACTGTGGCACGCTGTTGATATGGCAAGTCAGGATTTTTTAAACCGTGGGCTTAATTGCATCGAGTACAAAAACGGTGTTCGCGTCAATATCGCAAGTTATGCTGAAATGGCACTTAGGGCATCCAGTAAAAAAGCTTATATGGTTGGAGAAGGACGCCGTTCAGCTGAGTACGGCGTGACGCTATGCCAAGTAACGCAATATTCAGCTTGCTCCCCTACCTGCCTTCCGTGGCAAGGCAGGATTTATATTGATGATGTTTATGCTGGAGGTGTACCAGATGGAAAGCACCGGCTGCTGTCTCAAGCAATTGACGGCGGATTATTTCATCCGAATTGCCGCCATATTAAGCAGCCATATTATGAGGGAATCAGCGAACCACTCACGCCGATCAGCGGCACTGAGACCGACGATAATTACGAAGCCGAACAACGGCAAAGAGAAATCGAACGAAATATACGAAAATTCAAGCGCCGCGTTGCTGGAAGCCTAGACCCGAAAGTGCAGGAAAAAGCTCAGTTAAAGGTTGATGCTTGGCAACAAAAAATGCGCGAGCATTTAGACGATAATCAGCAGTTGCGCAGAGAAAGCGCAAGAGAAAAAGTATACGCTTAAATGTGTTTAAAAGGGCTTTTAAAAGCTCTTTAATTTTGCCCATAAACGTGCTGGTGGCGTTAAACTGCACGGCAGCCGACGGGTTTAAAACGGATATTATGCCGACGGGCGATAAACGGAGGTACGTACAATGGAAAAAAAGTTTATTAACATTTGGGGTCTGCCAATTTATGCTTTGCGTTTTGCTGATGGCGGTGGAAGTGCAGGCACAGGTGGTGGAGAAACTGGTGCAGAAAACAATGGTGCAGGCGATAACGGGAACGGTGATAATGGAGCTGGCGGTGACAATGGAGGCGGGGCTGCTGCAGAAAAGCAGTTTACCCAAGCTGATATTGATACTGCAGTAGAAAAACGCCTCACCCGTGAACGCAAGAAATGGGAACGTGAGCATCCCACACAAACACCACCTGCTCAAGCAGCACAGTCAAATAATGGTGCTGGTGACGGGCAGCAGCAATCACAGCAGCCGCAGAAAGACGAAAGCGCCGAAAAAATTGCAAAAGTAAACAAGCGCCTTGTAGCAACCGAGGCTAAAGCGGCTGCAATTGCGGCAGGAGTAAAGCCGGAAAAGGTTGATTATGTCGTGAAACTTGCTGACCTTGACGGAGTCGACGTTGACGAGGATGACGGGCCTGACAGCGAAGCCATTAATAAGGCGGTAAACAAAGTTCTGAAAGACATGCCTGAATTTAAGACCGTTCCGGATAATGGCAATAACTCCGGTATGGGATTTCAGGTAGGTGCTGATGGCAGTAATCAGGCAAAAAAATCGGCGCAAGCGCAAAACGCAGCACAAAATGCTCCGGTGAAACGGTGGAACAGATTTAGGTAATAATTGAGAGGATGATTTTTAATGGCAGTTAACTATGCAGAATCTTGGGCAACGGACTTGCTCACCATTCTCGAACAGGCTTCACTCACGTCACCTTTTGTAACAACCAATGTCAAATGGCTTGGAGCTAAGACATTTCACTTCACGCAGATGTCTGTTTCAGGCTTCCAGAACCATAGCCGAAACGGTGGATGGAATCGTGGAACCTTTGCACAGACCGATGTGCCATACACAGTCGGTTTTGACCGCGATGTCGAATTCCTTGTTGATAAGGCTGATGTCGATGAGACAAACGAAACGCTTTCGATTCAGAATATCACAAAAACCTTCCAGTCAACGCAGGTTGCACCGGAAACCGATGCCTATTTCTTTTCAAAGGTCGCCAGTGTTGCTCAGGGTATTGCCGGCTATAACTCCAGTACGGCAATTTCTACTTATACAACTGATAATGTGTTCAGTCTGCTCAAAGGATTTCTCGCAGCGGGCAAGTTGCGCCGGTATCGGGCTATGGGTTGTCTGATTATGTATGTAACGTCCGAAATTATGGATTTACTCGAACAATCCAAATCTTTCACGCGTCATATCAACCTTGAGACATTGACAAATAACGGCCTCGGTATTGAAACCCGTGTTACTTCTATTGATGGCATTCCTGTCATGGAGGTTATTGATGATGAGCGGTTTTACGACAAATTTGATTTTACAACTGGATTTGCTCCAGTTGCACATTCCGATACCGTTGTCGGATCGCACAAGATCAATGTGTTGATTGCATGCCAGATGAGCACCTACATTGTGCCAAAAGTCAGCAGCATTTACTACTTCAATCCCGGCACTCACACGCAGGGCGATGGATATCTCTATCAAAACCGCCAGTTCGGGGATGTTTTTGTTTTTCCGAACGGCAAGGACGGTAAAGTTGACAGTGTGTATGTTGACACCGACACCGCAGAATATTCAGCAGCATAAATGATAAAACCAACCGGATTTAATACTTAAGATTGGAGAGACAAAAATGGCAGGTGTTTATGTTGAAAAAGGCAACGAAGGATACCATATCGACGAAAAAGACCTTGGCGCTTACAAGGCGCGAGGGTTTGCCATTCCGCAACCCAACTTTAACGGAATGACAATCGAATCTCTCAAGGCATACGCCGAAGGCAAAGGTGTAGACCTCACGAACCTAACGAAAAAGGAAGATATCATTGCTAAAATTAAAGGCAGTATGAATTAACTGCCTCCCTTCAAAGGGGTGAATTTTATGGCTTATACAGATAGCGAATATTACACGGGCACTTTTTGCAGTGATATAATACCCGCTGATCAACAGGTGAAATATTTGCAGCGAGCTTCGGATGACATCGACTCAATGACATATAACCGTATTGCAGAAAAAGGGTTTAGCAACCTGAAACCGCTGCAGCAGGTGCAAATTCAAAAAGCCGTTTGCTATCAGGCTGAGCATTTATACAACTATGGCGACATGGCTATGCTCGGCGTAAGCAGTTACAACGTTAATGGCATGTCCGTAAATATGGGTGCAAATAATCGGTATTCGGCACAGGCTCGTGAAGCACTCATGCCTACCGGGCTATTGAACAGGGGGTTTTCATTCAAATGAAACTGCCTTATTTTAAAGCATGGGATGTAACTCCAATTGTGGTGCATATCACGGATGGATTTACCGAAGGAGGCGTACCTAATGAGGTGTCGACCTACACAGGCACATGTAATTTATCTGAAAAATCAAAAACCGTTCGACAACCTGATGGTACGATTATACAGCTCAATGCCACCCTGACCATATGCGGCGATATTGCGCCGAGTGTCCCGGTGCTGACCGGCATCGCGGATATCGCGGGCCGGTCATGGAATGTTGCCACATCGGCGCGTCCGCGAAACCCGGACGGTACGATAAACCATACGGAATTAGGGCTGCAATAATGGCAAATGTTAATGTAACGATTGACGGCGCAGCTATGGGAAAACTCAACAATGCCATGCAAACAGCACTGGTGAAGACAGGAACCGAAATATTGTCACGTTTGCGGAATGACGCGGTCATGCCAATGGATACCGGCCCATTACAAAATGAGGATACGACAGTTGACGACAGCGGCGCAGCCTCGGGACATATTGAGATTGTGACCAATGCGCCACAGGCCCGTCGTTTGTATTTTAACCCTCAATATGATTTTCGCACTGACCATAATGCTAACGCTGGCGGTGAATGGTGGGAAACATTTATCAGTGGTAAACGGAAGGATGATCCGAAACAGATTTTTGGAGCATTCTTAAAGCAGGACGCGGGGGAAATTATAAAATGATGATGCTTGTTTCAGACGTTATTATATGGATGAAAACTCAGTATCCCAATAACGCATTCTATAACGGTATGATACCAAAAAACACGGAACAATGCATAGGGGTGTATCTCAAAAACCGTGGTACACGAATCATTGCAATAGGGGGCTACGATAATACGTCGTATGCCTCCTTACCTTTGTCTCTGCTGATTCATTGGGGAAAGGACGCGGATGCATGCCAGCAGCTCGCAAACAAAATGTATGAACTTATGCAATCCGCGATCGGCGCCGTGATGGGCAATCACCGCGTGATCGACTTCGATTTACAGGACAACGGCCCTGTCAATGTGGACAGGGACGAAAACGGAATTTGCGAAATGGTTATTCGCATGAATATTATTTATGAAAGGCAGGTAATGACCTGATGGTATTTCCTGTATATGGCTATACTTTTAAGGTTGGCGCTCCAGTCACCACAGGGACGCCGACACTTTACACAGTCAAGGATGTTAACAGCCTTGAACCTAAAATCAAGAGTACGGTAAAGAATTGGACACCTCTGGATCAGGACGGATGGGAACGTAATCTGATTACCGGAAAATCCATGTCGTTTGATTTTAAGGGGCAGCGAAATTACGAAGATCCCGGCAACGATTTCGTCGCGGGGAAGCTGCTTTCAACCGGTAATGACAGTGCCGCCGTACTTGAAATTAACTTCCCGAACGGGGATATTATGACCTGCAACGGAATCATCGACCTAACAGCTCCGTTCGGCGGGGCTTCAACCGACATTGATACGTTGGAGTGGACATATACGCTCGATGGAAAACCGGCTTATACACCAGCGTCTGCCGCAGCCCCGTTATCACTTGTGAGCAGCAGCCCCATCGCAAACGCAACTGGAGTTGCGGAC